CAATCTTTCTAAAGAGTATCAGCAGACACATGCGGACTTGTTGAGCGTAGCTAAAACTGCACAGTCAGAGATGGGCACTACAGAGGCTGCGATAGCTGACCTTGCTCTTGAAAGTTTGAGTCAAGTGCACAAGTCTTCGAAGACAACTGTGGGACGTGAGTTCTTTGACAAAGTAATCATGTCAGGCGATGCAAACGAAGTAACAGCATACTTGACCCGAACTCAAGCTGCCATCGGCGCAGATAACATGGTAAACACAACTCAGGCTCTGTTTACAGAAGTATTAAAGTCTGCAGGAGATTTCAGTCGGGGTCGTCGTACAGTAAAGATGTTCGACGGACAAGAGGTTCCAGTAGACTCTTATGATAGACCTGATATTGTATTTGCGCTTATAGACGATGCAATAGAAGGTACTAGCAGAGAAGGAAGAAACATAAGGGCACTTGCAGATGCTGCAGGTGTAGACGAATCCCAACTAAAAACACTTCGCGCTATCTTCCGCCTAGCTACAAAGACAGAAGCACCTCGCCTCGTACGTGAAGCCGAAGGTAACTTACAGCAGTCTACAAAAGGATTTACCTTAGACAACACCCTGTCAAAGGCGTTTAACCTTGCTCGTGGCATGGTCAGTAAAGAGTATGTAGCTGCAGAAGTTGCCTTGAGGTATGCGGCAATGGGCAAGGGTCGGATGGTGTCTATGATACTAAAAGACAAACGGTCAGCAGAGATCATCTACAACGTGCTAAAAGATGAAACACGAGTAGTAGAAGATGATGCGCTATATCTAGCACAAAGCATAATGAAGTTTGTTGCAGGAGATTTGTCTAGATCGGGTGTTAACTTTGACACACCAGTAGCAGACAAAGAATACATTGAAAACTACTGGAAAAGTCAAGGGATTATATTTGACTTTGAAGAACCACAATAGGAGAGGACTATGAAGTCGTACTACTCAAGAAAAGGAATGGCATATGGCGGCGGTGTTCGCAAGCCAATGGCAATGGGTGGCATGATGTCCGCCCCTAAAGCACAAAAAAACGGGATGCAAATGGCTATGAACCCGATGCAACCCGCTCTTAAAATGGGTAAGACTATACCCTCTACGAAGGGCGATCTTGATAAGGATGGTAAGATGTCAGGCTATGAAAAGGCCAGACAAACTGCGATTCAAAAGAACATGGGTAAGAAACGAAAAGCCTAAATGTAGTTTCGAGATTTGTCCAACATCTCGTTCCCCATCGACCTAATATACCGAAGCAGGGATGCTATAGAGTGTGCACCATCATACTCTGGCATCCCTGTATTTATTACAGCTTCTAGCTGCTCCGGCTGGACACCATCCATGTTTATCTCTACGTTGCCGTCTTGTTTTAAATATACTGTGAATTGAAACAGATTAGCTTTGTGCTGTTTTGCCATTGACGTTCTCTAGTTCTTGTATTGCTAGGTTGTAACAGTCGGCTCTAAATGTGAAACCGTTAGTCGGATCGACATCCCCTCTGTTATATCGTGTAGCCTTTTCGTAGAACGTTTCCTTTGGAATCTCTCCCAAGATCCAAGCCTTGCTATGGTCTGTGAGAATACGAACGAACACGTAGCTGTCGCAGTCTTGCTTCGATCCGTGTGCAGCTACAGAACAGTCGTAGTTTGGTGCTGGCGTGGTATTACACCGCTTGGTCTTTACGTCTACACGTCGGTTTTGTACCAAGAGATCAAAGTCCTTGCTGTTGACAGGTTCGCCACCAGCGTAGTCTTCTACGATTATTTCTCCGATTGCTCCAACGACATTACTAAGACTGCCAGTGATGCTGCCCTGTAGATTACCTACAGAGGCAGCTTTCTTTTTGGCACGAGCAAGTATATCAGGCGTTATCTTGATTTGTATCATCTTCTTCTCTAGGTAAATATACTAAAACAAACGAGCCACAGTTCGAACAACTGAGATTGGTGACCATAGAATGATCTGGATCATCATCCGTATCATGGTCACCACCCCAAGTCAAGGCATATGTACAGTACCAACAATTCATGCCGCGTTCAAGTCCACTACTTCACAGACTCCTGCTGAACAAGCCAACTCACGTGATCCGCTAGTGTTGTCTTCTTTTTCGAAATCAGTTAGCTTTTCCCAATCAATGCGTACGTTTTTGTAAGTCTGCATCCATTCACTGTACTCATCCACGTCGATGTCCTGATATGGAGGCTGTGGATAAACGAAATCATTGAGCGGAAAAAAAGAGACACCTGACGCAACATCAAAGTTCTCGTAAACCCACGCACCAACTTCCATCCACTCATGTTCCTTGACGGTAATAGATACAGACGGTTTGTGTTCACACCAATGTATAGCGTAGGTCTTCCAGAGTTCTAGTTGCTCAATAGCTGTCATCTGAGTTCGTGTGACGGCACCGTCGGGTGCCTTTGTTGGAAACGAAAAGACAGTCGTCATGTCCGGCTTATTTACACAACGTTCATTATGTACACCAGATTCAATTAAGAATTGCGTCAGGGGGTCTTTGTTATCACCACGAACAGTGCGGATATAATAGTCGTTGTGTCGTGCGTGAATGCCACTTGCTGCATCTACCAACTGCGATACGGTTCCTGATGGCTTGACGCAGGTTATTGCTGCGCTAACAGGAATACCAATCTCTTCTGCAAAAAGTCGGTTTGTTTCGATAGCGGTTTCCCGCATTTCTTCGAGCCAACGCTTGCTATCCACGTTCTTTGAAAGAACAGGATGATCCATGATACCTGTCAGAGACACACCTAACAAACGTTCTTCTTCTGTGTTGTCCTTCCATATCTTCCTCAAGTATTTAAAGTCAGTCAAGGTAGACTGGAGGGTTCCCAAGATGGTTGCCAAACGTACCTTATCTTTTAGGTCTTGCAGAGAGTCGGTTTCACGAACAACTACCTCTGACAAGTTACAGAACTGATATCCGCGTAAGATGATCTCACTGCACGGGTTGGTTCCCCACATGTGACCTGTTTCACGGCGACCATTACGAGCAACCTGCTTGTCGGCTGCTTCACGATTGAACATACCACGCTCACCAGACTTGCTGTCATACAGAGCAAGCCACTCACGCATGAACGTACCCATCTCAGGCTTAGTCTTGTAGGCAACTGAGTTGTTAGCTAGTGCTCGTTGACCATTTCTGTAGATTTGCTTGTCAGGCTCATCCCACCACTCACCAGATTTGGCGAGTCGCATCTGTTCGTCACCTAGATTAGACAAACTAATTAATGCTGAACGACGAACGCCGCCCACAACCACAATCTCACCTACCTTACACATAAGATCGTGGCATTCAATAGGGTACAGCCTACGTCCTGCAGCCTTTTTAAATTTTTTGACAGTAAAGTTAAACAGATCAATAAGGGGTTGTGGACCACTTGCTCTGCCGCCCATGACCTTCAAACGAGCACCAGCTTCACGAACTCCCGACATATCCCACGAAGGAACCTGTCCAGCGTAGAGCAGCGCAATCAACTCGCGCAGTGCCTTTGCCCATCCCGGTTTGCTATCAGCTACCTTGATCACAGTTTCTGAATCATTGAAGTTGTCGCTAACTACTGGCAATTTGTCAACGTTCTCTCTTTCTACAGAGAAACCGACTCCTGTGCCGCACATCAAGATGTACATACACTCATCGAACGCACGAGGACTGTCTACTGGGATGTAGCTACAGTTATAGCCACACACTGCATCACGCTCTAGGGCATCACCAGCAGTCATCATAGCCCTCATCGAAGGCATGACCCGCAGGTTGAGGATAGCTTCTTCGAGTTCGTTCCTCAGTGAACTGTCCAGCTTATAGCCGTGCTTATCGTGCACATAAGAATCCATAAAAGAAATATATCGGGATACAGTCTCATCCCAGTTCTCCCTGCGCTGCTCGTCTTCGATCCAACGTGCGTAGCGTGATTTGTGAATGAATTGTTGGTATGGTGTAGGCAGCATATTGCTCATAATTTTATTCTCCCTTGATTTCGATTAGTTTGTTCAAGTACCACTGCGCTTTTTTAAGGTCTTCGATTCCGTTTTTGTATCGGTATCTCCAGAGGTACTTGAGGATGTTACCTTGTAAGTAGTATTCGAACCCATCGTCTGTCGCCGCCGCGATTGCTTCAACGCATTCGATACCTGTTTGATTGTAGTGTGGCGGATTGTTGACAAGATCTACTCCCCCGTAAGCCATCTTACCGGCCTGTTCCATCTCTTCCAAATATTTCATGTGTTCTTCGTGCCTCATCTGTCGTCTCCGCTGCCCTTCAACATGTTGCGGTTCTTACGGTCTTCTAGCTTATCCAAGTTTGTCTGTGCAATCTCTTCTAAGCTATAGCCCAAGTCCCGTGCTAAAATTGCAACGTACCATAGCACATCACCAAGCTCTTTGGCAATATCATCCTTGTAAAAAAGATGGGGTTCGCCGTCACGAACAATCTTCTTTACCTTGTCCGCAACTTCACCGGCTTCCCCACTCAAACCCAGCGTTGGGTATAGAATGCGGTATTCATCTGGATAGATAGCAGTAGATTCTGCCCTCATTTGGTATTCATCTAGCTTCATTGTTTCGTCCCAAAGTCTACTTTAACTACATTTCCTTCAACTGCTTTGATGGCTTTAGGGTCAGTGATCTCTGCCTCTTCAATCATCTCCTGACCTACCAACCTAAACTGTATCGCAGCAACACCCCTATCGTAAACCTCGTCGGTGTGCATACGAATCATATCTAGTGCACCCTCTTGTATGACCATAGCCGAATCGAAGTCTTCATCCTCTTCGTACGTCTTGCTTGTAGTGTCATACGCTGACAGGGTAAACTCATTGTCTCCGGTAGAACGAAGAATGATGTAGTACCTGTCCGGTAAAAGAGACAGGGCTTCCATACTCTGTTGGATATCGCTATCGTCTGCCATTTTTTTCATACCAATCTGTTGGGATTGAGCCTTCAGCCCAGATAAAATTATGTCGTTCACACCAAGCAGCGTACGTTGTTTTGCTACCCTTGTAAATCTTATTTGATGCTCGAAGAAATACAAAACGAATATCTAGCTTGGGATGTTGTTTCTTTACAAGTAGCATCTTAACTCTGTCATCTTTTGTCAAGTGACCCTTTGCTTCAACGTAGATGTCTGACTTTTCTAGGTAGAAGTCTGGAGTATAGTTGCGTGGTTCGGGTATGTATTGGAATTTTGTTTCTTCGTACCGGAAGGGTACTGCGTTTTCTGTTAAGGTTCGAGCGAGATTTAACTCGAACTGTGACCTATATCGTGATTTTTTCAAAACTCTAGTCCAATCGATTGAAATCTTTTTATCAGATACCCT